CCTTTCCTCCCATCAGTTCCAAGAATTTTTCTAACTTCATCGACACAATCCATTCCTGTCTGTCTGCCCTAAACGCCACCACATCGGGATTGGATTGATTCAGCCAATCGTATAGCTGTTTCATGCCGCTTTTTCTTCGCTTCACTTCCGCTCGCCAACCATTCGGCAATATCACATCGTTGCCATGCTCTCCGCCGATACTTCCGCTTAACGGTACCCGTTTACTGCCGGGGATAAGGGAAACGAATTCCCTTTCCCCTTCGTATCCTTTTCGTTTTGATTTTCTGCCGCTCATTTAATTCCCTTCCGTCTCCTTCTCTTTAATTTCGATCTTCCAACCACATTTACAAGAGCGAAAAAAAGTATCATCTGTAATAATCAAAGCACCTTCACCTTTTCCAATTGTTCCGCTACCACAATTCTTGCATTTTGAGTACCTTCTCATTAATTCAATCGATTTCCAAACGTTCATTATTCCCACCTCACAACAACTCCCGTAATTCTGCGATAAACTTTTGTTTTTGCAATACCGATATTTCACACACTTCAAACACCATATCGCCTGCGGTAGCTTGTTTCTTACGTTCTAATAACTTCTCAATCTCTTTTTCTTGCTCGCGAATGATTTGCAAAATCCGTTCCTGCATTTGTTCTTTGGTCATCTCACCAACCACCACACCCCGTATATGATCGCCGCCCATAAGGGAATGGACAGCGCCACTCCCCATAGGCAGCCGCGGAAAAATTTCATCCTTTCACCTCATGTTCTGTTTTGCACTCGGTACATACGGCAATCAGTCCGTTTTCTGTTTGCTTGATTCGGAAAGCCGTATTACTACACGGCTTCCCTTCGCTATTTTTTGTCAGACAAATAAGGAACGTCATTTATACCACCCGATGAATGCTGTCTGATGTTTTGAAACCGTTTGGATACCGTTTTTTCAATTTCTCAATGTTCATCACCGCGATTTCTTCAAGTGTGTAACCTGCTAATCTCGCAAGCTGGGAAACATACCACAAGCAATCGCCTAGTTCTTTTGCAAATTCCTCCCGATCAAGCGGATGCCCATGAAAGATATGCTTTTTCAAAATGTCCGCTGCTTCCCCTGCTTCCCCGTTCAGACCAAGTGCGTAATTGCATAGCACCTTCGCTTTGCTATCCTCGACATTTCCTGTTCGGTTAGCTAATTCTTGGTATTCGTTCAAGTTCATTTCTATTTCCCCTTTCTAATCACTTTTTCCGCGTCCATATCGTACACTTGCTTGCATTGTTTGCAACATCTCAATAGATGATGTTTCACAATCGCCAGCGTAAACGAAGCATTGCCGCAATTAGAACATCTGCCTGCCCTTTCGTTGAGTGGCCGCTCCCACGGTGTTACGATCTCCCCACATTCGGGGCAGGTGTCATACTGTACTTTCTTGATCGTTTTCTTTTTGCTCTTTTCGATTGGACCGCATGTTGGGCAAAGAAAACCTTTGTTGAAGGTCATATTTTCCCTCTCACATCCACCGTATTAATGTGTTCCACAATCCGTTGCCACAATACCGGACCGATTCCCTGTACTTCCTTCAACGATTCTAGGTAGAAGGCAAGCACGCCGGCCGCCTTCTCTCTCGCTTCCCTTTCCGCCTTTTCCTCTGTTTCTCTTTTCCCAGCCCGCTTCCCGTCATGGAATCCTTTCCAATACTCCGCGTTCATGCTCTCACTCGCTTTCGATACAACCCATGCTTTTGTAGCTGCCATTGCACCGTGTTTTCATCGACACCCAATTCAATCGCAATATCAAAGGTGGAGTATCCTTTTGCCCATAATCGAACAAGGTCAGTCAGCATTTCTTCACGCCATTTCCGTATTTCTAGTTCTCTTGCCGCTTCGTATTTGTATTCGAGCGGACAATCTTCATACAAGCATATGGTGATTAGTTGTTCTTTCGTTGCGTCCTCGAAATAGAATTGGTTCATGCTCTCACCTCGCTAAAAAGGAATCTCAATTTTATGCCCGCATTTCACGCATATCTCAACTTCTTCGAAATAGTTATCATCCTCATATCGGTACTCATGCTGGCATTGCTCAAAAGGGCAAGTCTCTATCGTCAATTGGTATGCTGCTATCGGCAAACGGGTCGTCATTCACACTCGTAGACGCCTGTTTTTGCCCCGTATTGCGTTCTTTTCGCTCTCCGGTACCTTTACCCTTCGACGATAGAAACTCCACGCTCTGCGCCCATACTTCCGTTACATAAACCATTTTCCCCTCATTGTTCTTATAGCTTCGTGTTTGGATGCTCCCTTCCACTCCAACAAGTGAACCCTTGGAAGTGTAGTTGGCTAAATTTTCGGCGACTTTATTCCATGCCACACAATTAATGAAATCTGCTTCCTCCTTGTTTCGTTGGACTGCAACCGTAAAAGAAGCAACTGCTTTCCCGCTTGGTGTGTAGCGTAACTCTGCGTCTCTCGTTAACCTACCGATAAGTAAAACCTTATTCATACTTGTTCCCCTTTCTGTTCGCCTTAAAATTGACGTATATTAGATAATGGTGAATTATTGTCATTTTTCGATGGACACGATGTAAGAAAAGTCTTTCGGCTTACTTTCCACCACCTCAACGACTTGCAGTTTTTCGCCGTCCGGTGTTTTGATCGTTTTCTCCACCACGTATCGTTTCATGTTTCTCCCCCCTCCACGTATGCTTCACGAATGATTTTCCGTTGCCACTCTAGCCAATCTTGCACGTTCTTCCTCTCCTTCCATGTACTTTTCAAAGGCTTCCTTTGTCGTGTTCGGTATCAATCCAGCTTTGAATAGGTCGTATTCATCCGCCCAATACCACGAGCCAAACCGTTTTTCTCGTTCTTCTCGCAGCCAATCAGCAAATTGCCGGTCGCTATGGGCTTTCATATGGTGTTCCTTGCATAATGGTACGAGATTCCGCCATTTTCCTCTCCCGCCGCTTGAACGAAACTTAACGTGATGTGCCTCTATATATGGATTTCCGCATATGATACATACGCTTCCGAATTCCTCAATCATCCGTTCATACTCTCGTTTGCTGATTTGTCCGCGTGTTTTCGCGCTTGGAATGGTTCGCCCTTTATACACTTCTAATTTCTTTTTCCGCTTCTTTGGTATCTTCGCTTTTCCCTTCCGGCGTGGTTTGCTCACCGGCTTGGGCGCGGGATGGAACTCATTTGAAAGGTTCAAGCTTCCCCTCTCCTTCTCAATAGTCATAGTAACCTATGATACTTGGAATCTTTTTTACTTTGGTTAGTACCTTGTGCCATGTCTTTTCTTTCGGTTCTTCTCGGAATATTTGTTCAAATACCCCTAATTCCAGCGGTTCCGCGTGAATGGAGTACACTTCGCCGCCAATCGCTTTTTGAAACAATACTAACGCTTGTTCTTTCGTTTGTGCGGCGATAAAGCACCTTCCTTTGTTGCTTTTGATGTTAAACACTTCCACGTACTCTTTTGCTTTAAAAATACGCCTTAATTCGTTATGTGCGCTTAAATATTCGTTCATTTTGACGACGTGGTAACAGTCTTTGAAATATTCATCCAGCACCTTCACATCATCGTCGAATTTGATTCTTTTTTCCGCAAATAGCAGGTCTAGCAACAGAAGTAGACTTTCCTCTTTTTGTTCGATTGCCGCCGCGTATAGTTCGCGAATGGTCATTGTCTCACCTCAAGGTTGGCAAAGGTTTGGGTCGAGCGGTCAAAGAATAGTGGCACAACTCCTAATGGCCCGTTCCGATGTTTCGCGACGATAACCTCGATGATGTTTTTGTTTTCGGCTTCTGAATCGTAATAATCGTCACGATGAAGAAATATAATCTTATCACCATCTTGTTCGATCTCGCCCGAATCGCGAAGGTCCGACATGACCGGCCGTTTGTCTTGCCGCTGTTCCACCGCTCGATTTAATTGCGCTAATACAATCACCGATACTTTTAACTCTCGTGCCATTCGTTTCAGCCCGCGGCTGATTTCGCCCACCTCTAAATACCGTTCTCTCCGGCCGCTTCCTTCGATCAATGTAAGGTAGTCAATAATGACCAAGTGCCTTTTGTCCGGCGCTTCTTTGGTATCTTCGCTTTTCCCTTCCGGCGTGGTTTGCTCACCGGCTTGGGCGCGGGATGGAACTCATTTGAAAGGTTCAAGCTTCCCCTCTCCTTCTCAATAGTCATAGTAACCTATGATACTTGGAATCTTTTTTACTTTGGTTAGTACCTTGTGCCATGTCT